CTTTAGAAGAACCAGAGCATTAATGGAGATGGCAGATTTTGTAGGAGCATCAGAGGAATGTTTAAGATCCAAATGGGCAGAGCAAACACCAAGTAGAGCAAACTACAATTCAAGGCAATTATATTTATGCCAAAAAAAACCAACAACCAAAAAAACCACGCACATAGATTAGGAGCATATGGAGAATCATTAGTTAAATCTATTCTCCTGGTTCATGCAGATTTTGTTACTGAAACTTGTTTTGGCCATCCCTCAGATCTATTTGTTGAATTTGGTAATAACTCATTATTCAGAGTGCAAGTTAAGACCAGGACAATAACCAATGGAACTTGGACATTCCCATTTGAAAACCATAGAAATAAATCAGATGCTCATAGAAGCTACCAAAACGATATACTGGCATTTGTATTCATGCCACATAAAAAAGTAATGTTTAAACCAAACGATAGCACTCAAAAATATTTTAAATTTAATGAAAAACATATAACAGAAAACATGGAAATAGATTCTCTTAGAGAAACCCTTGCAGCTTTATCAAATGTTCCAGAGATCTCAGAATTATAGTTACGAATAATTTTAAGGATCTCAGCTGCAAATTATCAATAATTCGTAAAAATGGTGCAATTTAGTCTATTTTAAAGAAAAATCGATCTCTGAGATGCCCTGTACTGCATTTTCTTTAGGTGGTTAATGGTTTTGGTTAGGCCAAAATAGGCTATGCTTATAATTAAGGAGATTTGCTCAGGAATAAAAATTTGCATTGTTCAGGGTAATTTAGTTAAATAAAGATATTAATTTATCTGGAACAATCCAGAAGGAGCAATAAATGAATATAATCCACTTAAATCTAAGCACTGAATCTAAAATGTATGATGTGTATCAATACTTTCCTTATATTGGTAAATATGGTGAAAATCATAGAGTAGCAACATTTAATAATATTGAAGAAGCTAAGGCTAAAGTTGAAAGGTCATTTCATAGAAATATAACTATGCACATAATTGAAAGGCCTGTATCAATGCCAATAATTAAAAACCTAGATGATGTATCTGGTAAATACTACAGGGAGGTTTAGATGTTCGAACTTATGATCTTAATTACAGCTGCTATGGGAATGGCAGCTGTTTATTTTTACCTCCAGGATTAATCTTGGTAGGCAAACTTACCAGATATGACAGAGCAACCTCAAGCATAGTCTCAGTCATATTTGACGAATCCCCATATCAAACTCCAAATCAAGCACTCAAAACAGCTATAGATGCTAGGCAAGGCATATTTCCAGGATCCTGGCAAAACAATAGACAACGAACAGGAGATCTGCTTGAACCTGTTTTACTCAATGAAGCAAAAATAAGATTAGGCCTGGATGAAGTTGTTACAGATCTTAGTGTTAAATTTGAGCATCCTACACTTCCACTTGAAGCATCATTGGATGGATTGGCCAAGGCTACAAATAAAAAGATAAAACCAGATCCAGATAGAGGTATATTTATTCCAGAGAATAAAAATCATATTGTCCTGGATGGCAAAATAGTTATGGAATGTAAATGCACTAGCATTCAACATCCATTTGATACACCTCCAAACTGGCTTGGTGTTTTGCAGCTTAAATCATCTATGAATATTGTTAATGCAAAATTTGGCATACTTGCAGTTTTATATAATTCAACAGATCTTAGATATTATTTATATGAAGCAGATCCAAAGTTTTATAAAACTCTGGCCAGTAAAGTATTAGATTTTGATAGAAGAATTGATGAGGAAGATTATTACACTCCGCAAAATTCTGATGATGCTAGATTAATGTATGCAACTTGCGAAGAAGAAATAATAAAAGATCTTCCAGGTAAAGATAATGATCTTGTAAAAAACATTCTGGAAAAAAAAGATCTTATTAAAAATTTGCAAATAGAGGTTGATCAAATGCAAACAATGATTATGGATCATCTGGGCAATCACAAAAAAGGCATAACTAAAAATTATGAAGTAGATTGGGGTGTTACAAATTACAAAGCCAAGCCAGAGAAAGTTATACCTGCAAAAGAAGCATATACTATTAGAAATAAATCACTGAAATTTAAGGTGAGGGCAAATTCTCCAGAAGGAGGTTTGGGGAAAATATGAAATGCCCTCAAGGAAATTATATATGAATACAGAAAACAAAATACAAAAAGAAAGGCAAAAAAAGAATAAAAAAATTGCAAATCTTTTTAGACTTATGAATGAGATAGATTATTTTGAAAAAGCATTTAAACATATGGAGCAACTTGAAAAAGCAAAGAAAAATATTAGCAAGTAGAAATTTTTTAAATCTGTTTAATGTTGTTCATGCAAATTACTTTTCTGAGAGTTTGTGGGAAACAACAAAAGATATGACAGATTCAGAATTGATACCTATCTTAATATTTCCCCTGGGCAAAAAATTAATGTGTATGTTACCGCTGCATCTTATAGAGATGCGTAAAGATAGAGCTTTGAATTTAAAAATGGCATATATTGTTTCCTGGACTGAATTAAAAAAAGACAGAAAAAATATAATTAAAAATGCCAAGAATATACTCAGAAGAATTTAACGAGTTTTGTATGATTTCATATAAGAACTACTTAATTGGATGTAGTGCTTTAGGAATAATACAAGAGGATGATTTCACAGTTTACAGAGATAATAATCTGCAAAGGCTTGAGATTGAATTTTATAACTTAGGTTTAGCAACCATACATTGAAGGAGGTACTAATGACTAAACAAAATAAAGATGCAAACGAAATTGCAGATATGAACAATGTTTCTAAAAGAAGCATTACATTAGATGGTAAAACACTATTCATAGATGAATATGAAGGGTTAGAAAAAGAGCTGCTGGAGGATATGGCAGTTACTTTAGAACTTAAAAGACTTTCTATAGAAAAGTTTTCAATAGCTCATTATGAGTTGTTAGCAATCCAGATTAATAAATATATTAAATATTTATCAGAAGATTTTAAAAACAATATGAAACTTGCAAAACCAAAAGGAGTAGATAATGGAATTCAAAATTGAAATGCCAGAGGAAGAAAAAATGAAATCAATATATCTGAAACATTCAGCAGCACATAAAAAATTTTTTTTGGGCAAGATTGAAGATGAAGTAGTTATTGATATTGAAAATATTATGATTGACATCAATGCCCTGGCTACTGGGTGGGGTGCATGGGATGGATCTGAATATGATTATCAATGGGATGAAAAGTTTACTGTTATGTCAGAAAAACCAGGAGAGGATCATAAAAGAGCTTTTTTCTGTTACCTTAAAGTTTCTGGCCATGATGATCCATTACTCTGGAGACAATTCTCCTGGGGAGAGCTGCAAGGCTTCCAGGGTATGATGCAACAGATACCAATGAAGTCTATAAATCCAATAGTTTTAGATGGAGCAGAGGAAGGGCAGCTACCAGTATTGAAATATGTTGGTAGTGTAAAACCAAAAGAAATTAAATCTGCTATACCAACTTTTGAATTTGTTAAGTTTGCAGATAGGCCAGATAACTTTCAAACTCCAGCATGGGTTTTATCAGAAATGAAACCAGGAGCTAAGGAAGAACCAGCAGAAAAAAAACTTGATGATGAAATTCCATTCTAGTGAATGATCTTGATTGGAAAAACATAGCTCCACAAATTGTTTCAAAACTTAAAGGAGAACCTAAAAGTAAAACAGAGAATGAATGGAGATATGGATCTAAAGGATCATTCGTATTTAACCTAAACAGTGCTACTGTTTATGATTTTGAGCTGGGAGAAGGTGGAGGAATCTCCTGGCTCATCCAGCAGCATGGGTTAGAAGTTGATCAAGTTTTAAATGATCTTGGAATTGCTAGGCCAGTTGATATAGCTCCTTATCAAGAAGGTGTAAAACCTGGAAGATCTGTTGATGAAAGAGAATCTCATAAAAAAACAACAGACACTGGCTTGGCACTCTCCAGGGATCAAATGCGAGATCTTTATAAAGAAGCTGTAGTTAAATTGCAGTATTCAGAAAACTTTTGGGTTATGAGGTTTCCTGAAGGCCATAGA